AATATCCTTGGTGATTTGGGTTTCCGTGGAGCCAATGGGCTAAAAGGAAATGCCATCACTGGCAGAACCTTAATGGTTATGGAAGATAAGCTCAGTATGGGAGGCTGGCCTGTAAAAGAAAGTGCAATGGATGCACGTATTGAACAGATAGCTTTCCTTGAAAACCTTATGGCTAAAATTGCACCTGATGGTGTAAACAAGCCTGTTCAAACAAGGGCAGAAGCAAAGCTGGCTATAGAGAATATCTTTGCTGGTCACTCATCAGAAGAGATTGCTGGAGCCAAAAGGCTTATTGATATGCTTGGAGGAGACCCAGACAAAGCTCCTCTAATCAGAGGCAAGACGACAGATACTATCGGGGCATACAGAGGTTATTACACACAAAGAGATAACGCTGTAACCATGAGAACTGGTCAGGGTCGTGGCACTGACATGACTCAGCTTACTCCCACAATAAACGTTTTGTACCATGAGGTTGGTCACTGGGCTTACAGAAACATTCTGACACCAGAAGACAGGGCTCAGTTTTGGAATATAGCTAAGACACACTACAAAGGAGGTCGTGTAGATTCTGGTTCTATAGATGAGTCACGTTACCTTCAGAACCAAACAATTAGCAAAGAAGGTCGACCTGACTATGTTGTAAGGCAACCTACAAGCCCACAAGAATACTTTGCAGAGCAGTTTGAAATGTGGGTCTCTCGAAAGAAAGCCTCACCAGACTTGGCTACAGAGAAGTTTTGGCAAAGGATTGCGACGTACGTCAAAGGTATCTTTGACAGGTACTACTATGGTGCTGAACTAAACCCAGACTTAGAGCCTATCTTCGCTAAAATCATTCCTGACGTACAAGAAGAAGTTACATTCCGTCTTGGTGTAGATGATAAACCAAAGACTGAGTTTGGGCGACATATACAAAAGCGTCTTGTCCAGTTGCAAATTACTAAAGAAAACCTAGAGAGTGCAATAGGTCGTGATAGTGCAGATGGTATTGTTGAAGCTCACAAAGAACTGCAACAGCTTCTGCTAGAGATGGTTCCAAACTCCAAGGTGGTGGCACGAGATGGTGCAGAGAACGCTATATTCTCTCCGCTAAGAAAAGGTGCAGCTGGCAGAAAAGGTATGGTCAAGATTATTCGTGACCGAATCAACAACTACGACGAAATGATTGACGGCAAACAGTACGGTACAGACGACGGGTTTGACGCACGTAACTATGGCGACTTTTCTACTCAAGCGGATATGGAGAAAGTAGCCGAACAATTAAAAGACTTTTACTACAATGGTTATGGCGGAACATTTGTGCCAGCTGAAGGAATCCCTGGTCGAGTAAAGAACCTAGAAGCCTCGTCTACGCAAAACCTTATTGGCATGATTGATAAGCAGCTAAACTCTGTTTATCAAAAGGTTGAAAACACCACTAATCTAATTGGTGGCTCTAAGCCAGACATGGCTAACAAGCCTCCAGTGCGTTCAAATGGTAAGGTTCAGCCAAGTAAGACAGCCAAGAACACAAAGATTAAGAACGAAAGAATCAAAGAGCAAACTCTTAATGAAGCTGTGCAAGTTGCAAAAACAAAGAAGAACAGCAGAGCAAGGGTTACTGCAAAGAATACACCAGCAATCAATCAGAACTCAGCCGAATCAGTTAAGGGTAAGAAGCTTAATGATTTGCTTGCCTTGTTTAGAAAGCACAAAGGCACAGAGTATGGTGACCAAATTGGTGTAGAGATTGTAAACAAAATCAAATCTCAGCCAGCACCAGCCAAGCAAGTACGTGTTTCACGTGAAACATTTAAGCTAAGTGGTGATGCTCTTGAGTCAGAACTGTTAGATGCTCTGCATGTAGGCGACAAAGCTAGGGTAGATGAAGCCTATGCTGAAGTCGTACGACGTGCAAACAACAAGCGTGCAAAGTCACAAGGTGGTGCAGCTATACTGAAGCCTAAGTTTAAAAAGGCAAAGATGGCTATTGCCACAGAGATAGCTCACAACAAAGGTGTCATTAGAAACGACGGCATACCTTCTGCTGCTCGTGCTTCTGTAAGAGAG